CGACGCAGTCCAACTACAACTTCGCGCCATCCATGATGCGTATCGTCCTGAACAGCGAGACCGCCGGCGCGGGCAACTCAGTCACGCTGACGGCGATCCAGCACGGCGGGAGCTAGCATGGCTCTCACCGTCACTCCCGGCCTCACCGCCGTCCCCGGACAGGGCTCCTTCCTCGGCAACGACTCCGGCGCCGCCGACGCGATGGTGGTCACGCCAACGCAGACTCTTGCCTCGTACACCTCGATCATAGGCAACCTTCTCGTCGTCAAGGCGAACGCCACGAACGCCACCACGACTCCGACGATCAACGTCAGCGGCCTGGGCACCAAGACCATCGTGAAGCGCGCCTCCACCGCCCTAGCGGCCGGCGACATAGTGGCCGGAATGATGTGCCTGTTCGTCTATGACGGCACGAATTTCCAGCTCACCAATCCGGTCGTGAACTAAGAGGACCCCTCGTCTCCTAGCTTCACCTAGATATGAGATACTAGGAGCACTATGTCACTCTCGGGAACGTCCACAGGCGCACTACTCCCCTACACTGCTCAGGATATGCTTGAGGAGGCCACGTCGCGCGCAGGTATTCCACCGGAGGGCATCACTGGCGAGCACATCTTCCAGTTCCTTCGCCAGCTCAATCTAGTCTTCACGTCTCTGGTGAACCAGGGCGTCCAGCTCTGGAAGAGACAGTACGCCATCCTGCCGTGTTATCTAGGCATCAACCAGATTCCGACGCCACCCGGGACGAATGACGTCGTGACACTGAACCGCAGATCGCTGTTCCGGCAGCTGGGTACCTCCAGCTTCAGTGACAGCGGCGGCGTACCCGGGAACGCATTCGATGACAACTTCGCGACGGCGTGTGTGCAAACCTCTGCAAATGGCAGCATTGGTCAAGGTTTTATCACATCGACTATAGTGACTAATGTGGGCGTATTGTCCGGCACGACCGGCGAGTTCGCTCTCTTCTTCGAGTACTCGAACGACGGCGTGACGTACACGCCGGTCGACGCGATCGACGTGCAGTGGAACGAGGTCGGTCAGTGGACGTGGTTCGACCTACTCGGCAGCCCCGTCGCCGGCGCCCTCTTCTGGCGCGTCCGCAGCGTAGGCTCCGTGCCGTTCGGCGCGACCGAGATATTCTTCGGTAACACGCCACAGGAAATCAACCTGGGTCGCTGGAACCTTGAGAACTTCTCGCAGATGCCGAACAAGGCTCAGGGCGGTCAGGTCGTCAACTGGTACGTGAACCGCGACCTCAGCGGCCCGACTCTGTACGTGTGGCCGACGCCCGACACGACCGCTAAGTATGACACCCTGACGTGCTGGGTCAATCAGAACCTGGACCCCGTCGGCTCGATCACGCAGGCCCTCGACTTGCCGGCTCGCTGGTACGACGCCATCACGGCTCGCATGGCGAGACGCATCTGCCGCACCTTCAAGGAGGCGGACCTCAAGAGATACCAGACCCTTCAGCAGGAGGAGATGGAGGCGATCGCTCTCGCCGTCGCCGAGGAGCGCGACAACTCGCCGACCGAGTACGACCTCGGCCTGCAGAACTACACCGCATAGGAGACACCATGACCGACTACGCAATCATCAAGTCCGGCTCCCTGTACTCCGTCGTGCGCAACGGCACCGACCTGATGGCGTCGTACACCTACAGCGGCGGCTCCGACAACTTCATCGTGTACGACTGGACGGCGAACGCCTCGATCGCGAGCTGGTCCGGCTCCGCCGCGGGCCCGACGGTCGCGACATTCAGCACCGCGAGCGCCGGCGGCTTCGGCCTATTCGACAGCACGCTTCAGTCTCAGTTCGCCTCCTGGACCGGCACCGACAGCGGCACGCCGTACTCTCCGCCGGCGCCGCCCGCGAGCGGTCTGCCGCGCCCCGCCAATCAGGCGGAGCTTCAAGCCCTGATAAACACGGTCGACGGCGTGCATGTATTCGGGTTCATGCTCGATCCCACGACCCCGCCCATTGCGATCACGAGCACCCTCACCATCAACGTGACGGACGTCGGCGACAGCGGACTGTATTTCGACTTCTCTCGCGTCCCTCTACAGACGACTATCAGTGACGGCGTGACGCCAATGGTCGTGCTATCCGGCTCCGCCAAGCATATGGTGTTCAAGAACCTCGTGCTGTTCGGCAACGCCTTCTCTACTGCAGGATGCGGCGACGGCCTAGTCATCCGCTCGAACGGCGGCCCCATACTCAAGTCGCAGTTCCAAGACATCAGCTCTTCCTGGTGCGGCGGCAACGGAATATCGGTGCAGGGCGACGTCTACGAGAACACCCTGTCGGGCTGGGACTGCAAGAACAACAAGCAGAACGGCGTCCTGTTCTCGACGCCCAACGGCGGCGTGATCAGCAATCTTGTTCTGATATCGCCCTCTTTGTCGGACAATGTCCTAAGCGGCGCCCAGACGATCGATGGAGTGCAGTCCATCGACATGCCGGCCGGCGGGTCGTTCATCAACAACCTGCAGGGTGGCTGGAACGGCGCGATCCGCAGCGCCGCCTTCGTCAACTTCGAGAACACCGGCGCCTGGGGCTTCAACTTCTCCGCGACGGGCCTGCCGTTCATGGCGACCATTATCGGCTGCAACCTGACGAGCGACGGCGGCAGCACAGGCGTCGCCGCGACGTCTCTGATCAAGTACAGCGGCACCGCGAACCTTCAGCAGACCCTAAACTACTGCACCGCCGAGGGCGCGCTGCACACTCCACCCCCTGTCCTGGCCCCGTAGCATGCCCGAACGCATCTCACCGAAGCCCCACGCCGGAGGCAAGACCAACCGGCCCGCCTCTACGTTCCTCGACACGCGCGGTAACCCGTCGCTTGGAATTGGAATTTGTCAGCGTTGCCAGTTCAAGTTCCCGCTGCACATGCTGCAGACGGACCCTAATATCCCTGGCTTCATGGTGTGCGACGCCGACCGCGACGACTTCGATCCGTACCGGATGGCGCCGCGCAGCGCCGACAAGCTGACGCTGCCGTACGTGCGCCCCGACGTCCCGATGAACCAGCCCGCCGTCCAGCCTGACTGGCTGACGCCCAACGACCCGGTCGAGCCGTTCCCGAACGACCAGCCCGGCGGAAACACGAAGGCACACTAATGAGCGGCGCAACAGGAATGACCTTCAACTCCCTCTCGCAGAGCCTCGACGACTACGTCGAGCGCGGCACTCGCAACGACGCCGCATACCAGAGGCAGAAGCCACAGATCATCAATCAGGCGGAGCGATCACTCGCTGACCGACTGAAGATTCAGGGGTACCGTGATGTAATGACGGGATTCCTGAGTCCCCAGAACCCGACGCTACCGAAGCCGACCGGATGGCGCAACACCGTGACGTTCTCGATTGGCACCGGCCCCGGATTCGTGCAGAAGCGCCTCCTGCGCGCACGCAGCTTCGAGTACATCGCGCAGGTCTTCCCGGACCCGACGTCCTTCGACACCCCGACGCTATACACCGACTACGACTTCAACAACTGGGTCCTGGGCGCCTGCCCGGATCAGGCCTACCCCTTCGAGATCATCGTCTACCGTCTGCCGGACCTCCTGAGCAACGACAATCAGCAGAACTACCTGACGAACCTCACGCCGAACCTGCTTCTATTCCAGTGCCTGACTAACCTTGAGCCATTCCTAAAGAACGACCCACGTATGGTAACCTGGAAGTCCATGCTCAAGGACGAGCTGTCCGCGGTCAACGCGCAGGAGATCGCGAAGGTAGTCGACCGAACCCTATCGAGGACTAGCCAGTAATGACCGCATTCACCCGCACCTTCGGCGGTCAGGTAGTCAGCCCGACGTCCGTATCGTACGCCACCTACTCCCCGACCACGAACCTCACGCTCTTCTGGCCGTTCCAGGACCCCGCCTCCGGCAACGTCCTGGCGTGGCAGAACGACATCGCGACTGGCACGCCGTCCCTGTCGGTCACATTCCCGGACGCGACGCTCGTGTCTGTCGGCGCCTCGGCCCTCATCAATAACACCGGAAGCCAGACCCTCACCATCCTCGCTAACGACGGCCTGACGACGATCGGCACCGTCGCGAGCGGTCAGCAGTGGTACTTCTACCTCGTAGGCAACTCGAACGCCGCCGGACAGTGGCGCGGCGTGCAGTTCGGCGCCGGCACCTCAAGTGCGAGTGCGGCCTCCCTCGCGGGCGCGGGCCTCACGGCCGTCGTCACGAAGCTGAACCAGAACCTCGTCATCCAGCCCAAGGTCGGCAACTACTCTCCGGTCGCCAGTGACTTGGCTACAGTCCTGCAGAGCACCGGCGGCTCCGTCGTCTGGACTCCCGGCAGCGCCGCCACCTTCGGGAACGGCTGGTTCGTGTACGTCATCAATGACGGCTCAGGCACCCTGACCTGGACGCCATCCGGTGGCCAGCTAATAGACAGCGCCGCAACGAAGGTCTTCCAGCCGACCGAGTCCGCCGTGATATTCAGCGACGGCGCTAACTTCTGGTCCCTCGGCTACGGGCGCGCCCTCGCCTCCACCGTGACGGCCGTCAGCATCCCCGTCACGTCGACCTCGTTCACGTTGACCTCCAGTCAGGCAGCCGCCCAGGTCCAGGACTACAGTGGCTTCCTGACCGGCCCCACCGTCGTGCAGTACGGCACCGGACCCGGATTCTGGTTCGTGCGCAATAACACGACGAACGCCTTCACGCTCACGCTGGAAGTGAACGGCGCCGACACCGGCGTCGTCATCCCACAGGGCGCCTTCTCCATCGTACGCTCGAACGGCAGCAACATGTCGATCGCCTTCACGGCGACCTCCGGCACCGTGACCTCCGTCGCCACGACATCCAACCTCACCGGCGGCCCCATCACCACGACCGGCACGCTGGACCTGTCGTCGACTGGCGTCACGGCTGCAAGCTATGGATCGGTCTCCGCCGTCCCTGTCCTGACAGTCGACGTCAAGGGCCGCATCACGAACGCGACGACGGCCGCCCTGGGCTCCTCCGCCGCGATCAATAAGTCCGCCGCCGCAGGTATCCCCGACGCCGGCCTGATGCTCCAGCTCGATACGAACGGCCTCGTGCCGTCAGTCAACGGCGGCGTGCAGACAGGCGACGTCGTGTGGTCGTTCGCCACCGCAAAGGCGGGCTTCGTATTCGGCAGCGGCCAGTCCATCGGCTCCGCCACCTCGGGCGCGACGCAGCGCGCCAACGCCGACACGCAGAACCTCTACACGCTTCTCTGGAACAACTGCTCGAACACCGTCTGCCCGGTAGTGGGCGGCCGTGGCGCGACGGCGGCCGCAGACTTCTCGGCTAACAAGGCACTGAGCGTCCCCGACATGCGCGGCACTACTGTCGCAGGCATGGACGTCATCAATGGCTCCGCTAACGCAGGCAGGCTGAGTGGGGCGCTGTCGTCCAGCTCGATGGGCGCATCGAACAGCAACGCCGGCACATCCACCGCGACGACCTCAATCACCTCAAGCGGCTCGACGAGCGGCGCCATCGGTGTATCTGTGGCGGGTCCTCTATTCGGCACCGCGACCGGCAGCAGCCTCGGCCTCGCCAGCCCCGGTGCCGTGGTATTCGCAACCACCGTCGGCGACTCCGTGTCTGTCAGCGGCACGCTGGTCGGCAACACCAGCGGCTCCTTATCCGTGTTAGTATCCGGCACCGGTACGTCGTCTGGCTTCAACATCGTCCAGTCCACGATGGTGATGAACCCCTTCATCAAGTTGTAGGTCATGCCCAGCCCGCAGGATCAGGCACAGCAGGACGCTCAGGACGCCGCCCTGGCTCAGGCTATCAGCCAGATGCCGACACCTATTCCGCTCGCGCTGCTGTCCTCCCCGGGCTGTACACGAGACGGATCGCGCTTCTCTGTCACGACGTACCTCGACATGCAGTGGTGCCGCTTCTACCAGGGCAAGCCATGGAAGATGCTCGGCTACCGAGAGCAGGTCCGCGACATCGAGGGCATAGCCAACAACATAGACATCTTCACGACGCAGGGATTCGCGTACGTCCACACCGGCACCCCCTCCGCGTACCAGCGGTACGCCGTCAACCTGACCGACGGCACCAACACCGGCACCATCGTACGCACCCCCTCCGGCTACGTCGCGAACCCGCTGAACATCTGGCAGGACGACGCGATCTTCCAGGTATCGGGAGGCGTCGTCCAGATCTTCGCTGCCGCCACGCCCGCCCTCGGCAACATCGCGGACGAGACCGTTAGTCAGGTCTACTACGGACCCGTCACGTCTACGTCCCTCCTCGCGCCCGCCGTCCAGAACATCACGGCCGTCACCGGAGCCGTCGCGTTCCCGCAGACGATCTCTGGCGCCGGCTTCCTTATCCTGAACGTCAACGCCCCCATCCCCGTCGGTGCCGGACACCTGTCGGTCACGACGAACGGCAACCTCGCGGCCGTTAACATCACCGTCACTGGAACCGACACGAGCGGCAACCCCCTGACCGTCGGTCCGACGGCTCTGCCGAACAACACGACGCTCGACCTCGGCTCGACTTTCGGCACCGTCAGCTCCGTCGCGATATCCGGGTCCTCGGGCGGCCTCACTATCGCGGTCGGGTACCTCGCCGGCAGCAACAACCTCACCACGACCGGCGGCCTATGCGTCATCGGGCCGTACCTCTTCCTGTACGGCGCATCAGGCGTCATCAACTGGTCCGTCCCGGGCGTGCCTCTCAACTTCAACGACGTAGGCTCCGGCAACAGCAGACCGGTCGCCGACAAGATCGTGCGCGGGATGCCCATCCGGGGTCAGGCGGCCCCGGCCGGAATCTTCTGGTCACTGTCGTCCGTCATCATCGGTCAGTTCGTCGGCGGCATCACTTTCTGGAACTTCAATACCGTCTCCGTCAACTCCTCTATCATGAGCCAGAACGCCGTCGTGGAGAACAACGGGATCTACTACTGGGCCTCGACGTCAGGCTTCCAGATGTTCAGCGGCGTCGTGCAGGACATCCCGAACCAGTACAACAAGCAGTTCTTCCTCAAGAACATGAATTACACGCAGAGACAGAAGTGCTTCGCGTACAAGGTCCCGCGCTGGAATGAGATATGGTGGTGCTTCCCGTTCGGCCCGAACGCGACGCAGTGCAACCACGCCGTCATATACAAGTACGACACCGGCGAGTGGTACGACACCCCTCTGCCTAACGGCGGCCGCTCCGCCGGCCACTACGACGTGACGTACAACTTCCCGCTACTGGCCGGCGTCGACACCAACGCAGACACGGGCGGCACCAGCATCTGGCAGCACGAGCTAGGGTACGACGAGGTGAGCGGACAAAACTCCACCTCTAAGGCGATCAATTCGTTCTTCCAGACGCAGGAGTTCTCTAACCTCCCGCGCGCCGCCGGGCAGCCCGGCGACCCCCGCAGCACCTCGTACTCAACCCTTGAGCCGGACTTCAATCAGATCGGCAATATGTACATGGAGGTCTTCTCGCGCGAGAACGCGAACGCCCCGGTTCAGACCCCGATGGACGAGTCCGGCACCCCGGACCCGGACTACCCGTACCTGATTTACTCGGCCGCGAATGCACCGGACCCGAACAACGAGCTGGTCGACTTCAAGTGGAACGGGCGCCTGACGTCCTTCAAGTTCACGTCGAACGTCCTGGGCGGAAACTACGAGGGCGGCGTGCCGCTCATGTGGAGCAAGCCCGACCAGGGCCGGAGGACAGGATAGTGGCCCTCACCACGGTGCCCGACCCAAGCTACATGACCTGGGAGAAGTGGCAGGAGACCGTCGTGGGGTTCAACCCTGAGCTGGGAAACCAGCTATTCTGGCAGGGCATGAGGTGGGACGAATTCGCGAGGCGCCTCACGCTGATCGAGCCCAAGACGCCGCGCCCGGAGTTCTTCAAGGGAGATTGGCGGAAGTGGGCCGCCGCCGTCAAGCTGGTGTTCGCCGTATAGGGGTATTTATGCTACGCTGGGACAGCACGGTAGGTCACGAGGGGTTCCGGCCCTTGGCGGCTTTGCGCTCTTAGCAGTTCTTTAGGAGCGCGTTTCGTATGGCCGGATTCTTCGACCAAGGCTACAACTCACCCGACCCCGGGCTGGGCACCGGAAATAATGCGGCGAACGACTTCGCCGCGCTGAACGCCGCGAACCCCGGCCAGTTCGAGAGCCCCTTCAAGAAGAAGTCCCGCAAGGACACGATCGACGCCACCCAGGTCAATCCGAACCCGGCGCCGGCGCCCGCCGTCGTGACTGCACAGGACCGCCCGCCTCCGGCGATCTCAAGCGCGCCCGCCCTCGTGAAGCGTATCACCCAGAACAGCAACCCCTCGACCGCCCTCGTCCCCGGCACGCAGATGACGGCGAGCGAGTTCGCGATGGCCGCCATGAAGGCCGCCGCGCCTCCCCCTCCGCCCCCTATGCCGGCGCCTCCGCAGCTGCCGGTACCGCGTCAGCCGACGCCCAACATGAATGCGATGGCTCCCCCGTCGGGCGCTATGCAGACCGTCCCGGGGGCGCCGCCTCCGGCGCCTATCGGCGGCAACCGCTTCGGCGGTAATACCTTCGGTGGCGGACAGTTCGGTGGCAACCAGTTCGGCGCGAGCGCGCCACATCCCGCTCCGGGCCCTAACATTCCCGGCACCGACATACCGCGTCAGGCGGGACCGGGCGCGCTGCCGATGCCGTACGCGCCCCTCACCTCTCTGCCTCCGCAGAACCCCCGCACGTCGCCTCTGCCAGCGCAGCTCCTGCCTAACGGCGGCTATTTCTCGGGCGGCCCCATCCGCATGATGCACGGCGGCTACCCGCAGCTCGCCGGACTCAACGGCATGCCGGAGCGCCACTTCGCCAGCGGCGGACCGGACGGCAACTTCGTTCCTGGCGACGGCAAGGGCGACGGCCGCAGCGACCACGTCAAGGCGATGCTCTCGCCCGGCGAGTTCGTGATGGACGCCGAGTCGACGGCCCTCCTTGGGAACGGCGACAGCGACGCCGGCGCGCGTGGCATGGAAGCCATCCGCAAAGAGATCCGCGAGCACAAGGGGAAGGCCCTCGCGAAGGGGAAGTTCTCTCCTGACGCGCCCTCACCCAAGAAGCTCGCCCGCATCGGTATGAAGGCGGCCGCCTAATGGTAGATATATACAGCATCACTACCATGTCCGGACTGGCGGGTCCTGCGATAGATCTCGTCCCTGTATCACGAGAGATATCCGTCCCGTCCACTACGCTGACGGCCTCGACGCCGGAGGCGATCAATACAGTGCGTCGCCTTGAGACAGAGATGCGAAAGCACGAGCAGCTTGAGTTCGTGACGGAGCACCTCCTTCACGCCGGCATGTACACACGCACCGTTCACTTCCCCGCCGACAGCCTTATCGCTGCGGTGCTGTTCAAGGTCGCGACCGTCCTGATCATCCAGGGCTCCGCCGAGGTCTGGTCGAACGGAGAGCTTATTCGCGTCGACGGATACACGGTCGTGCCGTGCGCCGCCGGCCGCAAGATCGCGCTCGTGACGCGCAGCGATCTGTCGGCCTCGATGATGTTCCCGACCGACGCGAAGACCGTCGAGGAAGCCCAGATGCAATTCACCGATGAGTACGAGATGCTCGTGCCGCTGTCCGTCCCGGGCGCGCACACCGTACTGATCACGGGAGAGTAGAATGACCGGTGTTGCCGCCGCAGTAGGCGTAGCGGGCGCAGTAGGCTCCGCTGTAGCGCCGTCTCTATTCGCAGGAACGAAGGGCTCGACCGGCGCGCAGCAGGGCAGCTCGAACACGTCGCAGCAGTCCGGCCCCGCGCTCGGCTCTCCGTACCTGGGCTTCGAGAACCAGATACTGACGCAGAACATCGCGCCGCTGCTCAATAACGCCCCGTTCAATTACGACATCAACAGTATGTTCGCGCCCTTCAATGGGCAGCAGCAGACTGCGTTCCAGAACGTCAACAACGCCGCCGGATCGTATCAGCCCTGGCTAGGTGCCGCCGGCAACGCCCTTAACGCGAACAGCAACCCGATGTACAACCCGACGTCGTCCGCGGCGGGCGCCTTCGGGAACGCACAGGGCACGCCGTCGGCGCTGAGTCAGGCGAACCCGTACTTCAATCAGGCCGGACAGAGCACGCCGTCCGTCCTCAACAACTACCTGTCGCCGAACATCAACAACGTCATCGGTGCAAGCGATCAGCTGCAGACCTCGAACTTCAATAACTCCGTGATGCCGGCGCTGACGAACTCGTTCGTCGCAAGCGGCGGTGGCCTGGGGTCTAAGCAGTACGGCGAGGCCACGAACATGGCCCTGACGAACCTCAATCAGAACATCGGCAACACCAACGCGGGGGCACTCCAGAATGCATTCAACGCCTCCACGACCGCCGCACAGAACGACCTTTCCCGCTACGGAACGCTGGGCTCTGCAGCTGGGAATCTCGCACTGGGTCAGATGGCAGGCTACGGAAACCTGGGAACTCAGATCGGCAACAACGCCGCCCTCGGCAACCAGACCAACATCGCCAACGCCGGAGCACTTAATACTCTGGGTACCAGCTACCTCAACAACGGACTGACGGCCGCCGGCGCTCAGTTGAATATTGGTAACCAGCAACAGCAGCAGGCGCAGCTTCCGCTGACGGCCGCCTACAACCTAGCCCTCGGCGCCTACAACTCCCCGTACCAGAACACCGCCTTCGCTGCGAACACCGCAAACCAGTTCCTGTGGCCGACGCAGACGAACAGCCAGACGAATAGCTCGGGCACTAGCTCGGGTCTGCAGTCGACGAACTCTAACCCGCTGACGACCGGGCTACAGCTCGCCACCGGCGTCGGGGCCCTACAGAATACAATTAACGGCGGCCAACCCGCCGCGCTGCCCGGCCAGACGCCTCCGTTCCCGCTCCCACAGTCTGCCACCTCCGCGCGCGGCGGATACTTCAAGAGCACGCTACGCAACCAGGGATACGAGCAGGACGGCACTCCGTCTTGGGACAGCAACCCCGGCTACTGGGGCGACGTCACGATGGCACGCGGCGGATACGCTCCGCACGGGCAGGGCAACTACGGCGTCGGCAAGATTCCGCACATGGCGCGATCGGGCGTGCCGGGTGATCCGTACTTCTCTGCCGACGGCGGGATGAAGCGCGGCGGCCTGTCAGGCGACGACCTCTATCACCGCTTCATGTTCGCGGCGACGAAGGACTTCTCGCACGGCGGCTTCGACGGAAACGCCACCGGCGGCCCCGTTACCGCCTACCAGGGCGGCGCGCACTTCATGCCGTTCCGGAGCGAGTCGCCACTGATCACGCTCGATCCGCACTACGCCTTCCACGGGATGCCGCACCCGGGTGACGGCACGATGGACACCCCGAGTGTCCCCGGCTTCGATCACAACCCCGGATACTGGGGCGCGCCGCGCTACTTCGATGGCGGCATCCACATGTCCGCCGGCGGCTTCGCGCCAAGCGTTAAGGTTGGCCGCGCCGAGACCCGCAACGAGATCGAGGCCTACAAGCAGAAGCAGGCGGCGCTGGAGCGCCAGCAGGCCGCGATAGCCAAGCCGCTGCAGTTCCGTTCCGGAGGCTACTTCTCAAATGTCTGATACTAGCGTAGTCGATCCGGACGGCACAGGCTCGCCGACGGTCGTCGTTGCACCCCAGCAGTCGATACAGGACCCGGCCGCCGCCGCGGGCTACCTCGCGCGCCACGCCGCCCTCGGCGCCGAGGCGAAGGGCAACTACGAAGACATCATGAAGCGCCGACAGGAGGCGATCGACGCCGTCCGCGGCAAGCTCGACGACACCATCGCGCAGATGCGCGACATCCACAACGGCGGCAAGAACGGCGTCAACCTCCCGATGCTAGCCTTCGCGGCCGGCCTCGGGCAGGGCAAAGACAACTCCTTCTCGTCCTCGCTCGGCGGCGGATTCGCCGGCGCTACGCGCGCGATCCAGGGGCAGCGTATGCAGGACGAGGAGTTCCTCAAGGGGATCTCGGATCTGCAGCAGAAGCAGGGCGCACTCGGCGACATCGTGCCGAAGGAGCAGGCGGCGCTGGCCAAAGAGCAACAGATCCGTGAAGAGCAGAACGCTACCGCGATCGAGCGCGCGACTCTCACGTCCCGCAACCTGCAGCCGCACTCGCTGGGCAAGGACGCACTCGGAAATGTTTTAATATTCGATCCCAAGGCTAACAACGGCCAGGGCGCGATCATCAATGCCTCCACCGGCAAGCCTGTCGATCCTAACGCAGCCGGCGCGAGCATGGTAGGCGCAGACGGCAAGCCACTGATCGGCAGCCCCCTGCATGGCCCGGACTTCTTGTCTGCTGTTCCGAAGGACGCCATGTTCAGTCCGCAGACAATCAAGGCCATCGGTGACTACGACGAGGCCGGCCCGACGGTCGGCGGCCGAGGCGTCGCAGTATCCAGCTACAATCAGAAACTGCTTGACGCGGTTAAGCAGTACAATCCTGACTGGAACGCCAACGGCTTCAAGCAGCAGCAGGATATCTGGAAGGAGTTCGACAACAACGGCAAGGCCTCGACGAACATCCGTTCCCTCGACACGGCCTACGGCCACCTCGGTGTGCTGTCCGACCTAACGAAGGGCGTACTCGGCAACAACCCGCAGATCATCCAGTCTATCATCGCGAAGGCGAACGACGCCGCCGGCTACGCGAAGTACACCGAGGCGGACGCCGTCGCGGGCGCGGTCGCTCACGAGATGGCGAAGGTCTTCCGCGACACCGGCATGTCCAACGAGGACGCCGACGAGTGGCGCAAGAAGTTCGACGTCAAGAAGCTGTCGGCCGACCAGATGCAGTCCGCCGTCGCGGCCGCCCTCGACCTCATGGAAAAGAGGAAGGACGCCCTCGTCAACAGCTACCAGCGCGCCGGCGGCAAGAAGGACACCAGCAAGTGGTTCCAGCAGGCCAACACCGCGAAGGCCGACCAGATCAAGCAGGAGTACGAGAATAAGAGCGACCCCACAGCCCAGAAGCCCGGGACGCCGGTACAGAAGACTAAAGACGGCCGCGAAGTCTATATCGGCAACGACGGCAACCAGTACGTGAGGTAGCGATGCCTCCTGAGAAATACGATCCCGCCAAGCACGGCGAGCTGCTTCCTGCGCCGACTCCTCCGGCCGCCACTCCTGGCGCGCCTGAGCCGTACGATCCCGCCAAGCACGGCCCCCTGGTGGCCGCGGAAGACCCGGCGTTGGCGCAGGCCCGCGCCGAGGCGCAGCCCGACGTGAACGGCGTATCGGACGCATGGCAGAGCCCCGTGCCCAAGGCAGTCGGCGACGTCTTCAAGAAGGATATGCGGGACACACTCAGGGCTCCCGTCAACGCCGTCGGCCGCATCGCGCACGACGTCGTTAACCCTCAGGACTTCGTCAAGGACAAGGTCAACGAGGTCCTGGCGCCCGGCCGCGCCGTCGCGTCCGGTACCAAGTTCGCGCTGGAGCACCCGAAGGAGGTGCCGGGCAAGGTCGCCGACTTTATCAACGACCAGTTCACTCGGCACCCATTCCAGACGCTACTCAATGCAGCGACGCTCGGACCCAAGGGCGGCCCGCTGGGCCTCCCCATACGCGAGATCGCCGGCCCTGCGGCGGCGAAGGCTGTCGACGTACTGGGCGGAGCCAGCGATTTCGCCACAGGCGCAGGAGAGGGCGCAGCCGCCGAGGCCTTCCGCACCGGCAGGATGGGAGACAAGATCGCCAGCGACTTCCGCACCGCCTTACGCGACCCCGCCGCCGGCATGACGACGGCGCTGCAGAACGCCAAGCAGGGCATACAGACTATGAAGTCTGCGATGCTGGACAAGTACGCAGAACTCAAGAACATCTGGTCAAAGGACGGGACGCAACTCAGCTTCGATCCCATCAATAAGGCCGAGAAGGATCTCATGAACGAGATCCAGGTACAGGGCACAGACAAGTTCAAGGTGAGCGACACCGACCGCGCCCAGATACAGGGAATGCAGGACGTCATAGATCAGTGGCGTAAGGACTCCAGTCTTCACAACATTCAAGGCTTCGATGACCTCAAGCAGCGCCTCCGCAACGAGGTCAACTACAAGACGGCCAGCTCGCCGGTCATCCGCGCCGCCACGCAGCTCTCGGCCGCAGCGAAGGACGCCATCCTCAGTCAGGTGCCGGACAGCGCCGTCTACAAGAAGGCTATGGAGGGCTACTTCAAGTCGTCCGACCACCTGAACGATATCGAGAAGGCCCTCGCGTTGGGCAAGAACAAAGAGGCAGGGACCTCCATCAGCCGACTGCAGTCGGTGATGAGGAATAACGTCTACTCCCTGTACGGCAGCCGCACGGCGGCGCTGGATGCACTGGAGAAGGAGGGCAACGTATCCCTGATGCCGTCCCTCGCCGGCGCCGCGATGTCTTCGTGGTTCCCTCGTGGCGTACAGCGCGGCGTCATAGGCGGCTCGCTGCCGGAGCTGGCGATGCACCTATTCGGTCACGGCTTCAGCCCGGAGGCCCTAGCCGCGACGGCCGCGGGCATGGCGGCCACGAGCCCTAGACTCGCAGGCGAGGCCTTCCACGGCGCAGGCGCACTCAGTGGCGCAGTCGGACCGGCCGCCGCGCAGTCAACACTAGGTGTCCCGGGCGCGGCTCTGCGCTACGAATCTCAGCCGCAGCGTAAGCGCGGCGGATACTTCGGAGGGATCTAGTGACCCATCAGAAGCGAGAGGCGTCGTACTCCTGTCCAACTTTCATGATCACGTACGACGCGATAACGACGAGTAGAATTTCCCACATGGCTCACTCCTTTGTAGATCTAGACTTAGCTGACGCCGCCAGTAGATGTGCGCGGCCCTCTGGTGTGGACGCGCGAGCCTTAGCGGCGGCAGACATCTTCGCACGGACGCCGGGTGGTATTACCCTGCCCTTGAAGATATCAGATAGTTTACCGCGATGCTCTGCTGACTTGGGCACCCCACTTAGGGCCCTAGAGATCTTCTCGCGATGCTCCGAAGGCAAAGGCTTGCCGGCACCGACGCCCACATGCGACGCGCTAATCTTGGCGCGCGTCTCAGCAGAAACGACTCTTCCTCGCAGGAGTTTCGATATCTCGGCGCGTCGCTCGGACGATAGCCTGCGCCCCTTCTTGGCGGCGGACATCTTCGCTTTAGATTCGGCAGAGTGTTTGCGCCCCGTGGCGGCCTTCGATAGCTTCGCGCGTGTCGCCGGGTGCGCAGAATTAGGAGAGAGACCGCCGGGGCTGTCGTTGTACCCGTTCTCGATTGTATCAAGCGCCGCTATCAGGGCCATCTCTACCTCGGCCGCGGACTCGGGGGAAGGATATCTAAACAGCTCGACCACGTCGAAGTCGTCCTTGCCGTACCGCTGGATAGCCATAGCGAACTTGGGACACATATCACGCCGCGAGTACGCGGCGTGTTCCTGCCACCGCTTCTTAACGCTCCGGCAGGTTATGCCGACATACATTTTGTCGGTCGATCGACAGGTTACGACGTATAGACTGCATCCCATAAATTCAGGCTACCACAGTTTGCCAACTGTGTCTAGCTATTGGGAGGCATCGGATGCCAGTTAACCTGTTCGATTCGAATCTCGACTACACCAACCCCACCCTGACCACTTCGTCCGACCTCGGGCAGCGCCTCGCCGCCTTGACGCGCATGTATCGACAGGCGGGTCTCACGGGAGCCCCCGCGCAGGGCGCCGGGAAGCCCGCCCAGGCGCAGGCGGACCCCACGAAGGGCCCCTTCGCCGGGATGGGCCTCCCGGCCCCTCCAGGCGACCCATTCCAGCCCGCCGGGCGCGTTAAGGCCAGGAAGCCTCAGAGTGCCCCCGCCCCGCAGGCCCCCTCCCAGAAGCCTCCGCAGTTCGATGAGGAGGCACCACAGGGCGACGACACACAGAAGGCGGTCGACGACTTCATCAAGTCCAAGAAGCCGAAGAATGATGGCACAATTACGGACGACTGGAACACCCAGATCGCCCGCATCGAGGCGCAGTACGCCCGCGACAGACAGTCGCAGGGGCCGCGGGCGGCTGCCATGACCCCGACGCAGGGCCCCGACACCGGCGCCCCGAACCCGAACGCAAGCTCGGGCCCCATCGCGCCCTCCTCGGCCGCCTTCGTGAAGGCGATGACGCCGCACGCGCTGCGTGTCGCGGCCGCCACCGGCGTCGACCCTAGGCTGGTCCTGGCGCAGGCCGCCCTCGAAACCGGCTGGGGACAGCACGCCCCCAACAACAACCTCTTCGGGATCAAGGGCGCCGGCCCCGCCCAGAAGACCTGGGAGGACGGCCCGAACGGCCCCTACCAGACGACCGCGACCTTCAAGGCCTACAAGGACCCCGGCGAGTCCTTCGACGACTACGGGCGACTCCTGCAGAACAACAAGATCTATGCGCCGGTCCTGGCCGCGAAGGGCCTCAACGATCAAGTCACCGCGATGGGCTCCTCTGGGTACGCAACCGACCGCGACTACACCTCGAAGCTCAGGAACATCGTCGGGCAGCTCCCGGAGCTGGACACAACCGACAGCGCGAGCCAACCAACCGTCACCGCCCAGAACGCCATGAGGCGCGGCGGCTTCTTCAGCAAGACGAAATGATAGAGTAATCCATGGCGAATTTCACGTACGTCACCCTCGTCCCGTTCGGTGGGACACCCGTCCACCTAGCCGACCAGACCGGCGCACCCTTCGCCACGACCGGCACCGGCGCTCTGGTGTTCGCGA